CCTTGATGCGGCGAGCCTTCATACCCTTCTTGATGAACCAGTTGGTCTTGAGTTCCAGCCAGTCCCTATCACTCTTGGGCTCAACTTCAGAGTTGGAGTCTTTGAAGTCGGAGTACTTGCAGATGCAGAACTTGTTCTGGTAGCACTTAACCGAGTGACCCTTCTCTGCGTAGTACTCATCGGATGCTTGCTCCTCCCGGCTGTAGGTGGCTGGAACTACTACGTCCTTGTGAACGAGAGCAGTCATGCCCGTCTCAACGTCAACTTCGATCGAGGTCTGCTCCTCGATAACGTACCGAACCGGCTTGCTCTGCTCGATCGCATACGCAACCGTCTCGATAGCGAAACGGTACTCAACGTCCGACTCCTTCCACATTGCACGCAACGCTTCCAGTTGCTCGTCTGCGTCAGCAGGGAACGGCAGGCTCGTTGCAACCTCGTTGGTGAGTACGCTCTGCTTGCTCATGGTCTGCTCCTTGTGGGGTTGAAGTTGCTGGTGTAGTTGACTTGGTAGTTGATGTGACCCAAGCGGTCCCCGACCAATCAATCATTACGTAGCGACCAGTGTCAATAGTCCATTAGTGGCGAAGCGAACTAATTGCGTAGCAATTAGCACTAATGGATCTGTTGACACCGAGCGGAGTAATGATTAGACTGGGAGGACCGCGCGCGACATAAGGTGACCAACAGTTGATGTTGACCTTAATTGGGAGAAATCCATTCAAAGAATGGATTTCGCTTGACTTTAGGGGTTAACAGGTAGTCAATAGGTAACAGTGGGATTGGAAATTAAGTCTCAACCTGGGGTCGAGGGTGGGAATCCAGGGAATGCAGGGCGCTGACCTGCTGAAACGTAAAGTCCACTCGGCTCCTGAGGGGTAGTCGGGAGTTACGCACACGGAGATGCTCGGGAGCCGAGAGGTTGCTGTAGGGAGCGCAGGCTGCTGACCTGCGGGTTTGTAGGTGGGGAGCAGTCCAAGCCTCCGTAACGTAGGCCCCCCCTCTTTTGGGGGGGCCAAGTACGGGGCGGACTAGAGGTTAAAACTGAACGAGCGTGGAGCGGTGTTTGTAGTAGAAAAAGACCGCAATTATTAAAATAAGTCCGCTACCAATATAGACTTTCCACCTGATACTGGGCATATGGTTGGCGCCTGATTATCAATGATGCTTAGCGAGCGAAGCGAGCGGGTTAAGCATCGTTGATAATCGTAAAGGCGCACCTGGCCTTTGGGGTTTGGCGCGCTGTAGGCGCGTTGCTTTTTTAATGTATGTCGGTCCGACTTTAGTCGGACTCCTCGCAGTGCGATGCAATACAGGTATGTGTGTGTCGGTAGGGCATACCCTGGTTTTGGGTATGTCCTGCCGATACATACATACCGATGCGTATTGCATCTTGCAAATGTTTCAGAGCGAACGTATGTGAGCGCAGCGGTACCTTTGTCAAAGTTTTTTATTTTTTCCCCCTTGTACACCAAGAGTTATTATTTTTTAATTTTTTCCCCTTGACAACCACAACTAAACGTAGTACTCTGGTTACATGCCTTTAAAGAACTCTGCTCTAAAGAGCCCGTTCCTCAAAGCACGCGAGGAACTACACTACACTCAGCAAGAGTTAGCAGATGCAGTCGGTGTTAGTAGAAACTTTGTTGTACGAGCCGAGTCTGGCGAGTACCCGAAGCCACCGACGATTCTGCTCGATTTCTTATGTGGGGGTGATGAAAACCTTAAGCATGACCTTATTAGCAACTATAGAGCGTACCAAGCAGAGTCTCGCCACAACGCGCTAGGTCTGTTAGATGAGTCAATGACTTGGGACCCTTACGACCCTTACCTACGCGCTTCTAGGAGCCACCCCTTGATGGAGTGGATCTACACCTCAGAGCACTCTAGCGCAAGGCACTTAAATGAGATTGCTGTTCATATTACAGTTTACGAGGTCTGTAAGAATCTATGCGTTCATCAGGCTGTAATTCATAGGTGGGTAGCCGATCCTAAGACTGTTAAGAATGTACCTAAAATCTTCCTAGCGGCTCTGTTTGAGGCAGGCTACAATGAGTCCCTATTGATAAATCTGACTGAGGCTTATCAGTCTTACCGGAGGTCTTTACTAGCATGAGCGGCTCTCCTGATACTACTACTCTTACTGAAGAGCAGTACGACCTCCTTATCTTTTTAGAGCAGTACTGGTGGACTAACGCTACTCTGCCTACTAAGGCTAAATTAGCCGAACTAGGTATGGATACTGACCTCTATACTACTGCTTTACGATCAGACCTTTTTAAGACAGCACTGCTTGATCGTGGGATTGATAGGAAAGTATTCCTAGAGCCTGGTACGGTTAAGAGTTGGAAGGATTCAACTTTAACTGAAGAACAACTCACTGCTGCTAATATGATGCTGGATCTTAAGGACAACCGATCGCAGCGTAAGAAACTGATGGAACTAGGTATCCCTACTCAACGTTGGGAGTCGTGGTTACGTGATCCCGTATTTCAAGGTTACCTACGTGAACGAGCCGAGAATTTACTCGGGGACAACCAGCACGAAGCCCATCTCGCGCTTATTGATCGTGTCCGCGCTGGGGAACTTCCCGCTATCAAATACTTCAACGAGTTAACGGGACGCTACGTTCCTGTTTCTGCGGCGGCTGTAGGGGGCACTTTTGATACTAAGATGGTGCTTATCCGAGTAGTAGAGATTCTTCAGATTCACCTGTCTGACGAGCCCGAGAGGCTTCAGGCTATTGCTAGTGATCTTATTGCGTTAGCCGAGGGTCCTGCAACTAGTAAGGCTCCTTCTCCGGTAATCTCTCGTCCTACAATCTCTCGTCCTACACCAGCGCCATTCAGAGCAGTGCAGGCTATTCCTAAGAGCATTGAAGGGGCACTGTAATGGTTGCTTCCGGTAATGAGAGTTCTTTAATTCCTGTTTTCTCGGACGCGGGGGATGGTGCAGTTAGTTCTCAGAACTTGCACAAGTACAGTGACGTAGATATTGGTGTTGAGGCTCAGCATCACACGCTAGGTACGGGTCCTACACAAGCAGCAGCCGGTTCTCATAGACACAGTAACTATGCTGAGGTTACGCATGAGCACGCTACAGAGGACTTGCCCCCTGTAGAGATTCCTGATGAAGTGCTAGTTAGCGATGTAGACCCTACGATTGATAATCCTGAACTTCCTGTAGGGACTATTTGGCTTAACCCTACAGAGATTGACGCGGATATTGAAGTAGTGCAGGCGTACTATGACGATACCAACGAAGCATTAGTAGACTGGGATACAGGGTACGCACACCCTTCTAACTGGGGTAGGTTGGCATACACTCCTCCAAGAGACGGAGTAGTAATTATTACTGGAAGTGTCAGAGTAGACACAGGTAATATTACAGGTGGAGTAGAGACTAATCAGTTATCTAAAGTTATTTTTGTTCTGGTAGATAACGCTGGCGGGTATGTCGGTGCGGTACGCGATGCTGCGATGAATAGCGGTGCTAAAGGATTAGACGAGCACCGTACAGGTACATCTATTGCTTTTGTTACAGGTGGAGAGACCTATTACGTTGAGTGCAGGGCTAACATGCTAGACGCAGCACATGGAGATTTTTCCATGACTGACTTCGACTTCAGTTTGATTTACTTCCCGTCTGGTCAGTACACCACGGTTGCATTGGAGACTACGGTTTAAATGGCAGGGGTTTAAATGGCAGGATTAAATAGTCTTAAATGGTGGGACGGCCAGATTTGGCGACCTGAGTTGCAAGAGGTTCAGGCTTACGCTGAGGAAGCAACTTCAGGGCTAGTAGCGACTAACCTTGTTCTAGTAAGTAGTGCTACAGGGGTTCCCGCAGGTAACAACATTACTTTGACGGCTACCCTGACAGACAGTTCTGGATCGGCTATTGCTAGCAAGGACATTCAATTCCAACACCGAGTAGACGGGGTATGGACAGACTACGGAGCCGTAGTAACAGGTAACGGTTCAGGTGTCTCAGCGAAAACTGTGGCATTAGATATCACTGAGTCTTTTCGCGCTCAGTTTGATACTGATAGTTCTTATGTTGGAACAACGAGCCAGGCTATTACGGCTAAGGCTCAGGTACTTACAGAGATCACTCAGAGGTTCTATGCTACTTGGAGTGGGGTCTATACCTCCTTCTTGGCTGAGGATATTATTTGGGACCCCTACCTTTTGCAGAGTTACCAGTACGGTGCAAAGGCCTACGATAATTATCGATCTTTAATTGGGTTCCTTGCTACAGATATTCAAGACTTCTTAGCAGGGGTAGTTACTAAGACTAGCGTGAAAATTAGCCTAGGGGTTCACTCACCTACTAACTCTCCGTTCCCCACTTCTGTTCTTTTAGGATGGCACGACTACTCTACTAAGCCTACAGGTATCGGCGCTATTGATATGGCCCGTATTGATGAGGCTCAGAACACGGACTACATTCCTCCAAACTTCGGTAGCGGGAGACTTGCTACAGAGTTAACAGGGACGGATGCTACAGCGTGGATCAACGCATTTATTGCGATAGACGCTAGAGGTATTTCTATCGGTCCTGCCCCCTCAACTGCTACCAGGTACGTCTGTCAGTTTGATGGGGAAGAGTCTAGCCGTAAGCCTTGGATCGAGTTTACGATTGAGAAGTACGTTTAATGGCAAAGACTAAAAAAGCAGAAGGTCCTCGCAACGCTCTAGAGGCATTTAGAGTTATCGGTGAGCAACTTAATACGGCAGTAAACAGGCCTAACGTTAACGGGTACAGGCCCCACAACAAGCAGGTAATTTTTCATTCCGCAACAACTCGGACCCGTCTGTATATCGGAGGTAACCGAAGTGGAAAAACCACAGGTGGAGTCGTTGAGGACATTTGGTGGCTTACAGGAAGGCACCCCTACAGAGAGACGCCCCCCACTCCGGTACGAGGACGTATTAACTGCGTGGACTTTGTTAATGGAGTCGAGAGCATCGTTAAGCCAGAACTGGCGCGATGGTTGCCGCCTAGTGAACTAATCAACGGTTCTTGGGAGGATTCCTATGATAAATATACCCGTACCCTTACACTGGACAACGGATCGTTTGTTGAATTCAAATCTTACGATCAAGACCTGGATAAGTTTGCTGGTACTAGCCGTCATTTTATTCATTATGACGAGGAACCCCCGAAAGTAATTTACACTGAGAACAGAGCCCGACTCATCGACACAGGTGGTTCAGAGTGGTTTACCATGACTCCTGTAGAGGGTATGACGTGGGTTTTCGAAGATATTTTTGAGCCAGGTACTACAGGTAACGAAGATATTACTGTAGTGACAGTTGATATGACAGAGAACCCTCATATTAACCAAGGAGAGGTTCAATCCTTCCTTGCATCTTTAGACTCCGATGAACGTGAGGCTCGCGTTCACGGTAAGTTTGTGATGATTGGTGGTTTGATCTATAAAAACTTCGATCCCAAGCCTGGGGGCATTCACGTTCTTAGCAAGTTTCCGCATATTTCTAAAGAAGCAACTATCGTTGCATCTTTAGACCACGGATACAACAACCCTACGGCTTGGCTTTGGCACGCTATTTACCCGGATGGCAACGTCATTACATTCCATGAGCATTACCGTTCTGGAATGATTATCGAGGAGCACGCTAAGGCGGTGCGAGAGTTCAATGCCCGAGTCATCAAGCGAGCACCCGACTACTATGTCGGTGATCCTTCCATTAGAAACGTTGACCCCATCTCCGGGACTTCTATCCATGAAGAATACCAGAAGTACGGAATTCCAATTACTCTTGGAAACAATGATGTGGCAGCGGGTATTCTTAGAGTCTCGGCTTACTTACGTCCAGACAAAAATGGACGATCTAAATGGCATGTGTCTCAGAATTGCAACTACTTAATTAAGGAAATGACTCGTTACCGATGGAAAACTTATTCCTCTAAGAAGTTAGCCGCGGACCATAACGTTTTCGATCAGCCACATAAGAAAGACGATCACGCCTGCGACTCGTTAAGATACTTTTTTATGAGTCGTCCTGACCTAGCATCTGAGGCCAGGGAATCCCTCTATTCTGCTAATAAGGGCGGTAACGTACTAGACGCCCCTGTAGGGATTGAGGATGAGAACGGCTGGAAGCAAGTTGCGTTTGCTATGGATAACCAGGAACTTACTGAGTACAACAGTAACTTCGACGGTGAAGATATGTTAGGTGGTTCCTGGTAATACTCCCCTTCTAGTGCTAGGATTGGCTCATGGGAATTAGTGATAGGATTTGCAGGGTATCGGCAGGTAGTATGCTGCCTCCTTCCTGTTGTGTAGTCTGTGGTAAGTCCGCGTATCAGGTAGATGAAGAGTTTTTAGATATCCGTGTAGATATTGATGAGTACGGTAAAATCTACTTCTGCCTAGACTGCGCCAAGGAGATTGGCAATGAGGTAGAGAAGAGCGTTTCGCGTGTTAAGTATGATGAGGCTCAGAACCTCAATGCAACTCTTCAGGCTCAGTTGAATGACTTAGAGAGAGTTAAGAGGATCTTGGATGGATACCACCCTTCTACTTCTAACCCTGGCTTATCTCTTGTCTCTGGTGGGAGTGACGTTCTTACTGTCACGACAACTAATGAACCAGAGTCGGACGACCAATACAGTTTTGACGAGTTTGATTTTGGACCTACAGAATCGGAATCAGAGTCTACTGAATCAAGTACGGTCACAGGACCCGATGACACTGTTAAACCTGGAAACAGCGACGGGAAATTCACCGACCTCGAACTCTAATTTTGAAGAGTATTTGCCGCAAGATGACCAGGCTGAGTTTCAAAGGTTTTTTGGAAACCAAAGCGGTTTTGCTACTCCTGTAGGTGAGGTTTTAGATGAGTCTAACGGACTCTAATCCTGCTATCTCTAGTGCCACGGAGACTAATCCGTTAGCCAGCATTGCTCTTATGCAGTTAGAAGAGAAGATGTTGGCTTGGACTAGAGGGCAGTACACTGCTGCTAAGACGGCTCGTAACTTTGCAGAGCGTCAGTGGTACTTAAACATGGCGTTCTATTTCGGTAAGCAGAACGTACAGTTGCTTACTCGTTCGGTGGCAGACACTCTTGGGGGAGTTTCGTTACAGACTCCTAAGGCTCCTCCGTGGAGGGTCAGGCTTGTAGTCAACAAGGTTCGCCCGATCATCCGAACGGAAGTTGCTAAGTTAACCTCTAATAAGCCTACCGCAGTAGTTATTCCAGCCACGTCTGATGAGAAAGATATGATGGCGGCTAGGGTTGCTGAGAATATCTGGGAAGCAGCCTACAGGGATATGAAGTTAGATCAGAAACTTCACGATATTGCATGGTGGGGCTCAATTACTGGAACGGCTTTCCTTAAGACTTATTGGGATGAGGCTCTGGCAGGGGGTAATGGAGATGCAGTTTTCGAGGCAATCGACCCCTTCCATTTATTCGTTCCTGATGTAAGGGAGAGGGATGTTGAAGGGCAACCGTTTATCATCCACGGAATTACTCGAAGCCCTGAATACGTCCGCCGTCAGTATCAGTTCGATGCGGAACCTAACTCTTCC